GCAGCTATTGGCGTGATGGAAAAAGACAGAATTTCTGTCAAGATCATGCCTGTCAATCCCAAGAACTTCTTGTTTGACCCTAATGGTACTTCTATTGATGATTGCTTAGGGGTGGCTATAGAGAAATACGTCTCTATCCACAAGATTGTGCAAGGGATTGAGAAAGGTATCTACCGCAAGGTGGACATTGGTACTGCCAGTGAAGATACCGACCTAGAACCTACCCAAGAAATCTCGCAATATCAAGATGACAAGGTTTTGTTGTTGACTTACTACGGGTTAGTTCCCCGTGAGTATTTGAACAACCTAGAAGAAAACAAAGACATCATGGAGTTGTTCCCTGAGAACTCAGCTGCTGATGACTATACCGACATGGTTGAAGCCATTGTCGTGATTGCTAATGATGGGATGCTTTTAAAGGCTGAAGAAAATCCTTATATGATGAAAGACAGACCAGTTCTGTCTTACCAAGACGATACTGTTCCTAATCGTTTGTTGGGTCGTGGCACAGTGGAAAAAGCATTCAATATGCAAAAAGCTATTGATGCTCAAACTCGCAGTCACTTGGATTCACTGGCATTGAGTACTTCTCCCATGATGGCAATGGATGCTACTCGCTTGCCAAGGGGCATGAAGTTTGAGGTAAAGCCAGGAAAAGCTATTCTGGTTAATGGTTCGCCTAGTGAGATTTTGTATCCAGTTAAATTTGGTGCTACTGACCCAAACAACCTTGCAACTGCCAAAGACTTTGAGCGAATGTTGTTACAAGCCACAGGAACTCTAGACTCTAATGGGATGATTAGCCAAGCTAGTCGTGATGGCGGTGGTATGTCGATGGCAGTTGCATCCATTATCAAAAAATACAAGCGCACACTGGTGAATTTTCAAGAAGATTTCTTGATTCCATTTATCAAAAAAGCTGCTTTCAGGTTCATGCAGTTTGATCCAGAGCGTTATCCCTCTGTTGACATGAATTTTCTACCAACTGCAACCCTTGGCATCATTGCTCGTGAGTATGAGCAACAACAATTCATTGGTTTGTTGCAAACTTTGGGTGCTGATACCCCTGTTTTGCCTATTTTGCTTAAAGGCATCATAGGAAACAGTAGTTTGTCTAACAGAATGGAGTTAATGGCTAAGTTGGATCAGATGATGCAACCAAATCCTGACCAACAGCAGATGCAACAGGTACAACAACAGTTGGCTATGCAAGCGGCACAGGCTCAGATTGCGGTAAACACCACTCAGGCAGAGCAAAACAGGGCTGAAGCACAGAAATTGATGGTTGAAGCACAGTTAATGCCTCAAGAAGTGCAAGCTAAAAATATGGCGGCAACCACTAAAAACTTACCAAATCAGGATGAATTAGCCTCTAAAGAGTTTGACAAAAGGGTCAAAATTGCTGAATTGATGTTGAAAGAGTCTGACATTCAAAACAAGGCAAAGATTGTTGAAATGCAGATGGCAGACAAGCAGAATCAGAGTAAAAAGGACAATGAGTTTCTAAAAAGCGTCATTGGTGATTAATGAATCTTAAAAAAGTTATTCTGTCTGATGCATCAACAGAGGCAAAAGTCTCTGCTATTGCTATTCTTTTGGACAAAGAGTTACCCAAATTAGCCGAAAAAGTTGACACTGTTAAAAAACTCAAGGGTGAGCAAGGTGATCGTGGTTTAAAGGGTGACAAAGGAGACAAGGGAGATGCTGGCAAAGATGGCAAGAATGGCAAAGATGGCAAAGATGGTTTAACTGGCAAAGATGGTAAAGATGGTGAAGATGGTGTTTCAGTTGTTGATGCCAAGGTTGACTTTGATGACACGCTTGTCCTTACCTTATCCTCTGGAAAAGAAATAAATGTTGGTGACGTTAAGGGTGAAAAGGGTGACAGTGGTAGGGATGGAAATACTGGCTCAAATGGTATTGGTGTTCCTACTGGTGGTACATCTGGACAAGTTTTAGCCAAAAATAGCAGTGCAGATTACGATACACATTGGGTAACTGGTGGTGGCGGTGGAATTGATTCTGTTGCATCTGCTGATGGTTCAGTTACTGTAACTACAGTAAGTGGTGCAGTAGATTTATCAGTTGCGGTAGCGGCATCTACTACCAACGTAGTTTGTTTAGTTAGGAATAATACAGGAGCAACTCTTACTAAAGGCACTGTTGTTTATATCAATGGTGCTATTGGTCAAAATCCAACTGTTACTAAAGCCATTGCTACATCAGATACAACATCTGCTCAAACATTAGGCGTGATGAGTGCTGATTTAGCCAATAACTCTAATGGTTATGTGACCATTATTGGTTTAGTCACAAACCTAGATACGTCTGCTTATACAGATGGAGAGCAACTATATTTAAGTGGCACTACTGCTGGTGGTTATATAGCTACTAAACCTCATGCACCTATTCACTTAGTTTATGTTGCTGTTGTCGAACACGCCCATCCAACTCAGGGTAAATTGTTTGTCAAAGTGCAAAACGGCTATGAGATGGATGAGTTGCACAATGTATCTGCACAATCTCCTAGCAATGGTGACATTCTTATCTATAACACCAGTACATCATTGTGGGAAAAGAACACTCCTACAAATGCCAGAACCGCATTGAGTTTAGCTAAAAGTGGTGCAAATACAGATTTAACCTCAGTGGCATTAACCACTGGAACAATCAATACTGCACCAAGTTCAAGCACAGATATTGTCAACAAGTCTTATGCGGATTCAATTGCGGCTGGTGTTAATTTTCATGCGGCTTGTCAGTATGCAACAACAGCGGCATTACCAGCCAATACTTATAACAATGGAACTTCAGGGATAGGGGCAACCCTTACCGCTAATGCCAATGGCACATTAACCATTGACAGTTACACATTGGTTATTGGAGATGTTGGCAAGCGTTTACTGATTAAGAATGAGGCTACAACTGCAAATAATGGTGTATATACATTAACTCAGGCTGGTACTGCATCACTGCCTTACATTTTGACAAGGGCAACTGATTATGATTCCAGTGGATCAGGTACAAACGAGGTAGATCAGGGTGATTACATACTTGTAATCAGCGGTACAGTTAATGCTAACACGTCATGGGTGCAACAAACACCACTACCAATCACAATTGGATCAACTTCTATTGTTTTTATTGAGTTTGCCGCAAGTCAAACATATACTGCTGGCACAGGGCTAACCCTTACAACTAATCAGTTTTCTATAACCAATCAAGGAACAGCGGGAACTTATGGGTCGGCATCAACAGTCCCAGTTATCACAACAAATGCACAAGGACAGATCACAGGAGTCACAAACACCTCTATTGCTATTAGCGGTAGTGCTGTTACTGGCGATATTGCTGGTAATGCTGCCAATGTGACAGGTACTGTTGCCATTGGTAAAGGTGGTACTGGACAAACTACTCAACAAGCGGCATTGACTGCACTTTCTGGCACACAAACAAGTGGTCAGTATTTGCGGTCAAACGGCACAAATACCTTGTTGTCAGCAATTCAAGCTGCTGATGTTCCAACATTGAATCAGAATACAAGTGGTTCTTCTGGTTCAGTAGCCAATGCGTTAACAGCAGGAACAGGCATTACATTTAGTTCAGGCACAACTTACGATGGCTCTGCGGCAAAAACCATCAATGCTGCGGCAACCTTGGCTAAAAGCACTTCAGTATTTACTACTGGTTCAGCACAAACTTACACCGCCCCATCAAACACACAATGGGTAAAAGTTACTGTAGTTGGGGCTGGTGGTAATGGAGGGGCGGCAGCGGCTCAAAGAGCAACTGGTGGTGGTGGTGGTGGCGTAGCAATTAAATGGTTATCTATGACTGCTGGACAGACTTTGACTTATACAGTTGGTACTGCTGCTGGTTCAGCATCTACTGTATCGTCTGGAACTCTTACAATTACCACAATTACCGCTAACTCAGGTGCAAATGGAACAGGTACGGCTTACGCTAACTCAATTACTGCTGGTGCGGCTGGTGGTACAGCTACGAATGGTGATATAAATATTACTGGTGAACAAGGCGGGTATTCTTACGGCTCAGGCACAACAGTTCAAACTAACTTTAGCGGTAAAGGTGGCGACTGTGCTGGCTTTGGTTCTGGTGGGGCTGCTTTGGCAATTGTGGCAACCGCTGGCGTACAGGGTAATGGCTTTGGTGCTGGCGGTGGTGGAGCGCATGGAAATGCTACAGCAGCCAATGGTCGAGGTGGGATTATCATCTTTGAGGCATTTTGAACATGACACCTGAACTACAAAAGTATTACGAAGACCGCTTTTCTATGATGGCAATGGATGGTTGGAAAGAATTAACTATTGATATTGACAATATGATAGAGTCACTCAATAATATAAGCGTTATTCCTGAT